AATACTTTATATGGAATTTTAGGAACATTAGAAGGAAGAATAGCAGCACTAGAAACACCATAAAGGAGGATTTTGAATGGCAGATATAATAGCAAAAATAGCGGCTATAAGAGCAGCAATATTCGGAAAAGACGTAAGAGAAAACATTGCAAGTGGTATCGAAAGTATTAATGCAGAAGTAATTAATACTACAACAAGGCAGGGAACAATAGAAGGGAAACAAGCTACATTAGAAACAACTTTTAATGGACTGATTATTAATGCTGGTAGTAGCAATGCGGAAATAGTTGCAGCAAGAAATGGTGAGGCAAGCTTACCAGTAAGATTAGCCAAGGTTGATACGCAATTGGCAGAAAATTTAACACACCATAGTTTTTTAGATCAATTAAAATTAAAATTTATTTTTGGTGCAAAAGGTGACAAAATAACAGATGATGCATTAGCAATCCAAAATTACTTAAATTTTGTCAGAGATAATGGTGGTGGTATTGCTATAATTCCTGATGGTGGTTACTATACTACTGCAACAATAGTCGTTCCTGCAAATGTAACTCTTTCAGGTACATCACTAGGAACAACTTTAACAAGTTCAAACGTTGAAATTATAGGCTCACTTTCCCTATCACCAGTAATCGAATCAAACGGTGGTGGTGGTAGCGCTCAAACGTCATTGCGTAACATATCAGTAACAAGGGTTGCAGGCACTATACCTAGTGGTGTTATAGGTGTTAAGGTAGCGTCAACAGATTATTCAAGTCTTGTTGATGTTAATATATTTAGACATGCTATTCCTTTAAGTATTGAAGGACAACTTTCCTGCAATTGTGAGAGAGTGGTTATTTATGGTGTTACAGATGCTTATGCGGTTATAAAAGATATTCCGCAAGTTACATTTACTAATTGCTCATTCGGTCGTAATGGTGGAGAACTTGGTCTTGTTGCTACTGACATTATACGAATTAGTGGCGCAGCAGATACTATCAATTTTATTAGATGCCAGTTAAATCCAACAGTTACTGGTGTAGCAAATGCAATTAATTTCAAAGATTATCACGGTGGCGGGAATGGTATAGTTCATTTTGATGCTTGCCATATCGAAAATATGACAAAAATCATAGTTAGTGATTCATTAACGTTAAGCATACCAAGGTTTACTATGACTGGGTGTACGGTTAGTAATGCAGTTGATAATCCTTTTACTTCATTACATGCAAATACATCTATAGCAGAGTGGAATATTTCTAATTGTGTAATAACTGGAACTACTACTTTCACCAAAGGATCTATATTAACTTTAATCGGTAATAGGTTTTCGGGTGCGGTTCATTTAGCATTAAGCGTAGCAAATGTAACTGGAAATACTTTTAATACTGGGGCTTCATTAAGTGGAGTATGGAGCAATTTAGTTTTCTCTAATAATATATTTGATGGTTTAGCACAAACATTAACAGATACATCAACTGGGGTTAAACATATATTTGGCAACGTGTCTACTGATGGATATACAAACAAAAACATATTAAATGGAGATTATTTAAAAATAGGATCTGGAATATCTTATGGCATAAAAAGATATACAGGAACACTTGATGGAACAGGGAATATATCGATTCCAAGTGAAATAGCAGCTACCCATTACTCGGGGTTAATATGCCAAGCATTTTACAAAGGTGGAGGAACAGAAATGAAACCTCTGACAATAAGTTATATAGATGGTTCAAATATCGCTTTAACTGGAGGGGTAGCAAGTGCAAAGTATAGAGTCACACTTTTATATAGCGATGCTTTAGATGCTTGGTAGATAATACCTTAATATGGATTTATTGATAAAATAATTACAATGTGATAAGATAAAATAAAAAAAGGATGTAATTATATGATAAATCCAAAAGAATTAATAGCTAAATTAAATGTTGAAGAATTATGTTGTACTGCTGAAGATTATTACAAAAATATTCCCTCACCTGAGAATCTATTTTCAAAGCCTTACAATAGCATAAAAGAAACACCTGAGTTATTGTATAATTTAAGTTTAATACTTGCGGGGTTACAGATTGGTAAGTCTATGACAATTTTAGATTTTGGTTCTGGTGTTTGTTGGCTATCAAGACTTCTTAATGAAATGAAACTTTGTACAATATCAGTTGATTGTGCGGAAACAGCCATTGCTATAGGTGAAAAACTTTTCAACAAATATCCGACCATTAATAGTTCCATTAAAGAACCTGTTTTTTTAAAATATGATGGGCATACATTAAATATACCGGATGAATCAGTGGATAGAATAATTTGCTTTGATGCTTTTCATCACATATCAAATCAAAAGGAGATAATTAGTGAATTTTATAGGGTATTAAAGCCTGGGGGCATTGTGGGATTCAGCGAACCAGGAATACACCATTCACAAACACCTATGTCACAACAGGAAATGGAAAATTATAATGTCTTAGAAAATGACATATTATTAAATGAAATTGAAGATATTGCAAAAACAACAGGTTTTACAAAACTTTTATGCAAGGTAATGCAAAACCCGTATTATTCCATAGAAGCTAATGATTATTATTCAATATTGGATGGAGAAATACCTAAACATGTTGTTGATAGCATTATTGAACCTATGAAAAAAAATACAATATTTTTTCTTTATAAGGGTGAGTCCATATATGATAGTCGAATGTCATTTGGATTGAGCCATGAAATAACTTATGAAGCCCAAGGCAAAAAATTACTATTTACAATTAAAAATACCGGAATATCAAAGTGGATCCATAGTAACACTCAGGATATCGGGGTTGTTAAGTTGGCAGCTCATAAATATAACAATAATATGGAATTGATAAATTTTGATTATTTCCGTATGTCACTAGATAACGATGTGTTGCCGGGTGAGCAAATACAAATAAGCACTGAACTAGATTACGAGGATTGCATTTTGGCTTTTGATATGGTCTCCGAAGATGTTTCGTGGTTTGAAACTTTGGGTTCAAAAACATGCATTGTTAAGTAATAAATCAATATAAGCAACAACACAATAGGAAATTTAGTGCGTCATAACAAGGACACCTGAGAGGGTGTCTTTTTAATTTAAAAATATTAGGAGGTATGACATGGAAACTACTCATGTATGTGTACGATGCGATGATATTAAGAGGATGGTAGCTGTAATACCTGAATATATAAAAAGGCTAGAGAAAGTAGAAGAACGCCAAGGTGCTACAGACAAAACAGTAAATGAATTAGTTGCCAGCCATGCAGAAACAAAAATTTATGTAAAATTAATATTAGATAATATAAATAAGCTGGAAAATAATATGTTAGGGTATGTTAAGCAAGCTATGACGGATGCTACTAAGGAGCGTATAGAAGATAAGAAGGTAGAACAGGTAAATCTTAATGCACAAAGTTTAGAACGAATTGAAGCTACATCAGGTGGCCGTGAGTTGATTAAGTATATAGTCGGAGGCACTATAATTGCTTTAATAGCTGGGGTAGTTACCGTAGCAATAATGTATGCAAAATTTAAGTTTGGAGGTTAATAAAAAATGAAATACGCAGGTAGAGGTGGGCATAACCCATTATGTGAAGGTGCCAATGCTCTTGTAAATGAAGTTATTGAGGATAGAAAAATTTTTTATGCAAGTAAGAAATATTTATCAATAAGTAATCCTTTTGTAGATGTTACACCTAATCCAGTCGCTGGACAAAATAACGATTTAAGCTATGGTATAAAAATGGCTAATTATAATAAAGCAGATATATTTTATAGTGTGCATTTAAACAAGGCTTACGCTTCATTTGATGGTGAAATAGGTTGTGAGGTGTGGTTACATGATAGTAATAGTAAATTGACACAACAAGCTACAAGAATACTTAAGAACTTAGAAGCTTTAGGCTTTAAGAATAGAGGAATTAAGTATAGTACACATCTTGCAGAATTAACTCAAACTAATATGCCAGCAATGATAATCGAATGTTTCTTTATTGAAGCAACTAAAGATGTAGCACTGTATAAGAAACTGGGTGCCGAAATAATTGGAAAAGCAATAGCAGAGGGCTTTATAGGAAGATCAATATCAATACCAACTCCAGTAGCACCTGTGGTAAAGCCAATAGTTATAGCTCAAGTTAAAGATATAGTTTACAGAGTTGTAACCGGTTCATATTCAGATAGAGCAAACGCAGATGTCAGAATAGCTGAACTAAAAAAAGCAGGTTTTGAAAGTTTCATAGATATAAAAAAATAGAAAGGAAGTGATCTTCCCTATCTAATCTAAATCTAGGAGGTATTATTAAAATGAACATATTAATATTTTTACAAGCTTTGATACTAGCGTATTGGACAGATGCTCTATTAATAATTTTTATAGCATTAGTTTTGGCTATACTTTATAAAAGAGGCAAGAAGGATCTAGTAAAGGATATAATTTATAGTTTAGTGGTAAAAGCAGAAAAGGAACTAGGGAGTACAACTGGAAGTGCTAAGTATAGCCAAGTCATAAGTGAATTATATGAAAAGCTACCATTTATATTAAGATTATTCTTTACAAAGACAGAGCTTAATAAATATATTGAGGATTCTGTAAAATGGCTTAAAATTAAGCTTAAAGACCCTAAAGTAACCCTTTTAAGTTATGAGCAAGAGGCAGTAATAAATGGCACCTTACCGACACCATTATATATAGATATGGATATAACTGATGCAACAATAGAAACACCAGTATAAATTACAAAAGCCTGAAGTTAGATAAATCTAGCTTCAGGCTTTTTTATTCTTGCTCTTTTAACCATTTTGCAAGCAACTCGTTTGTAAGAGCAGAAAGGCTCTTCTTTTCTCTATCTTTAAGCAATCGTATCTGAACTGCTTCCTTCAAGTCTGGTTCTATGTACACTGTAGTTTTTTCATTCATATTAACACCCCATAAGGTATTATACAAATTGCTGGATTTACTGCATACCGTTATGCATGCACAAGGTTTAAAAAATAAAACCCTTTTCTTTGGGCAATTAATACAGATGTTAATAAGTTTATAAGGGCACACTTCTAAAGTCCTTCCTATATTTAAAAGTAATGAAACCTTAATATCATATTTTTGGTTTTCAAGTTGACTAAAAAAACTTTGGCTTATGCCTACTCTGTGAGCAAGTTGTTCTCCGGACATGCCTTTTATATTTCTAAACTTTTTTATCTTTAGCTTATAAGTATCCATAACCTAATTATAACCTATAGATAAAATGTCTGTATATGATAAAAATAAGGTTATTTTGTAACAATTTAGTGCTAAAATGTCGAAATTATTGAGTCGCTCAATAGCTTTTAGGTTTATACTTTATACATGGTAAATAGTTAACAATAATATTTTATCATCACTTAAGGCTATGACTTATATAGTAAAACAGAAAAGCCTTAATTATAAAAGAAAGAAAATTATTACAAAATGCAAATAAAAACACGAACAAATGTTCTTTACTTGAAGTTGATAAAATGATATTATTAATTAATAAATGAAATAGATAAAATAATAGGGGGAAGTGAAATGACAATTGAGGATGCTATGAAAACATTAAAAGACAAAAATAATATATTGGAATTAGAAAATGAAAAGCTAAAAATAATGAATGCAAAACAAGAACAAGTTATCGAAAGCATCTATGAGACATTAAAAACAAATGTACTATTATAAAAAAGCCACGTAATGAATTATTATCATTATGTGGCTTTCGTCAAAAATTCGTCAAAAATTATTCATTAAGTTCTATTATATTTTATAGTTAATAATTTAATATTTTTGTCATTTAATACTCATATAACTAGATTCCACTAAAATGTATTGTTTATTGTATTATTACAAGGTATAATATACCATTGTACTACTAATGCTACTTGAAGGCTGATTTATCAGCGTTAGATGTGATTTCGTCAAAAAAATCGTCAAAAATTATAATATTTTATTAATCAAGTCAGAAGCTCTCTTACGCATATCATCATTGATATGTGCATATGTTCTTAAAGTTTCCTGTACGCTGTGTCCTAACAATTCTGCAACCATCTTAAAATCCATTCCATTGGCAACTAATTTAGTTGCGTAAGTATGTCTTAATTCATGTATAGTTATGTTGTATTTTTTTAATATAAAGTTCATACTCTTGGCAATTGATGCAGTATTTTTGTATTTAAAAACTCGGTTATCTTTATCGTTCTTTATATCATTCAAATCTATAACTTTCCTAAAATTCTTAAATTCAGAAATCATAATTAATGGAATAGGAACTTCTCGATATGAGTTTTTTGTTTTCAATGAACCAAACCCATACTCTCCAGTATCAAGTTTTTTCCACTGCTGGGTTACTTTTATTACTGCATTATCTAAGTCGATATTACCCCAGGTCAATCCGATTATTTCGCCAACTCTCAACCCACATTTCAAAGCAATCAAAACTAATAAATGGTGACTTTTGTTTTTAATTTCGCTAAGTATAACTTTCTCTTCATCAATATTTAATGCTCTTTTATTCTTATTTATTATTGAATTATTATATTTTACTTTTTTCATCGGTGATTTATTAATTAAGTTATATTCGTTCAAAGCAGCATTGAAAAAAACTTTCAATTTTCTAATATAATCTTGAATTGTATTAGGGTTCAAACCTTCTAGTGTCAATTTATCTATAATACATTGTACATTCAATAATGAAATTTTATTTATCTCAATATCCTTTAAGTCTTTAAAACGTTCCAAGACTGTTTTGTAAGTTATTATTGTGTTAGCAGATCTATAAATTTTAACATGTTCTAAATACATTTCACTGAACTTTTCAAAAGTCATGTCTTTTAATGAAGAATCAATTGGATTTCCAACTTCCTCTTTTAATATTAAAACAGCAAGATCCATTTCAATTCTAGCTAATTCTTTACCAACTTTGTTCAAAGGATATCCTTGCTTACTTTTAGTTTTCCACTTATTTTCATTGTCTTTATAAGTAATAACGTATTGATATCCATTATCTTTTTTTCTTATATTAGTTGAATACTGCATACTACTCCTCCTTAAGTAATTGGCTTACTAATACTTCAACAACTTTTCTATCCTTTTCAGATAGTTTTTTTATTTCATTCATAAGTAAATTAATTTCTGCATCAAATTGTAATTCTTTAATAGTTTTTTTGTCATTCTTAGATTCATAATATTGAGTTATAGTTTCATTTATTTCATTAAGTTGTTTTAAAGCTGAGTCTAATTTTTCATCCTTATAAAACTCATTTACCGAAACATCTAATGCATTGGCAATTTTATTCAATATTTGAGCGGAGGGATTTTCCTTTTTGCCTAACTCTAACTTAGAAATGTAAACATTTGAAATACCTGTTATATCTGCGAGCTTGAGTTGAGTAATTCCTTTAAATTCTCGAATTTCCTTAATCTTATTACCATAAAATTTCATAATTTTTATAACTCCTTCTTTAGAACTGTAGATATAAAACATAATAACATAATAAAACTACAATTTAAAGATATTTCGAGAAAATAGAAGTATATAGAATGTAATCAAGTTTAATTTAGTCCTACAGTTCTAAATGGTATTTGATAAGTTTAGAACTGTAGTTTAATATAAGGACATACCAAGCAAATAAAACATATTAAAAATAAAGAGCAAGTAAGGTTTTGGGGGCTGATGCAATTGATTCAATTCAATGATTCGTGAAAATAAACTAATATCTAATAATGTGGATTACTAAAGCTTAAGGAGGTATTAACAATGTTATGAAGAAAGAGTGGTATTCATGTCCATTTGATAAAAAGAAGTTACTTATGATTAATGCTGACATAAATATTGAGGGTGTGTTCATAAAGTGCCCTACATGTAAGAGAGAAATTGAAATTACGAATAAATCAAAGCCTAGAAGTCCGACTCCAGAACCCACGAGGTCAGAGAGCAGAACTCAAGAGCTAGTTAATGTGTCTTGAACACATACTAGCTCTTTTTTTTATTTTCAAAAGGGGGGTGTAGAAAGTGACATTAAAAGAATTATGTAAATCGAAGGATAAGACATTTACTGATATAGCAGAAAAAACAGGAATTTCAATTAATTATTTATCTCAATTAAATACAGGGAAGAAAAAAAATCCAAGCTTAGATCTTGTTTCTAAAATTTCAAATCAATTAAAAGTTAGTATCGAAGATGTAAAAAAAACTATAAAAAATTAAGAAGGTGTTAATGTGGACAAGCTTTTAACTAAAAAAGATTTAGCAGAAAGATGGCAAGTATCTGAACAGGCAATTGATGATTACAGGGCAAAGGGAATAATAATGGCAGTAAAAGGGTTGCCGAGTATAAGATTCAATCCACAACACATCGAATGCATAGAAGGTACTAAATTAGAAAGATTTTCTCCGTTGGAGAGAAAAAGACTAGAGAGAGAAATTGACGATCTTAGATTAAAACTTAAAAATTCTGAGGAGATTGTAGCAAGAATACAAATGATAAGTACAGGCCATGTTTATAATTTACAAAAGGAGGGCAAGCAATGAACAAATTAATCAATATCAAAAATGAGGATGGTAAGCAATTAGTATCAGCAAAGGAATTATATTTAGGTTTGGGACTTAATAAAACAAATTGGTCAAGATGGTATCCAACTAATTTAACAAATAATGATTATTTTAAAGAAAATGTTGATTGGGTTCGTCATGATGACGAGGGTGCCGAAATAGTAGATTTTGCAATTACAATAGATTTTGCAAAGCACATTGCAATGATGGCCAGAACAGAAAAATCACATGACTATAGAAACTATTTTATAAAATGCGAAAAGCAGCTTCAAGATAACATTAAAATACCATCATCATATAAAGAAGCATTGCTTCAATTAATACAAGCTGAGGAAGAAAAAGAGATTTTAGTTTTAGGGAATAAACAAAAGGATCAACTAATAGGAGAATTGAAACCTAGAGCAGATTATACAGATAAGATTTTAAAAAATACCGGACTTGTTAACATAACACAGATTTCAAAAGATTATGGAATGTCAGCACAGGAAATGAATACATTGCTCCATGAATTCAAAATACAGTATAAGCAGAGTGGACAATGGCTTCTATATGCTAATCAACATGATAAGGGTTATACACATTCAGAAACTATCCCAATTGTAAGAAGTGACGGAAGAAAAGATATTAGAATGAGCACCAAATGGACACAGAAAGGTAGATTATTTCTTTACAACTTACTAAAAGATAATAATGTTTTACCAGTAATCGAACACGTGGAGGAATTATAAATGGTGAAGTTAACAGATATTAATTTAACTATAGTACCAGGTACAACAATTTACTTAGATATAGATATTTTTAGATTTATAAAAGATGGAGATTTTTTCGATGTTCGTGTTGAAATAGAAAACAATGGTGAACATGAGTTTTTACAAGATATTGACCTAAGTGAATCAGAGGGTATAGTTATGGATCATCACGATTTAGAAAGAGTAGCTTTAAATTGGATATTTAAAAATGTAGAGGTAGTTAAGGAGGTATAAAGGAAAATGCAATTTGTGCAAGTTATACCTTTTGAAAATTCTACAGAGAAAAGATGGTTAATGAAAAAATATAAAAAGTGTATAAACGCTACAGTTGAAGAATTTGAAAATTATATAATGGTTGAAATTATTGCAGGAGGTAGTAAAAATGTTAAGAAAAAAAATAGAAAGTAGAGTAGGTCATCTTAGTAATGAAGAATTTGCAATCGTATGTGAAATAGCTACCGATGATTTAAAGTTTAACAGAGTTAATTTTAAAAAGTGTACAAGCTTTGATTATGTAATAGATATAGCGGTTAAATGCTCAACAGTTTTCAAGAGCTGCACTTAGAAAGTAGGTGTCTAAATGGATTTAGTAAAAGATGCACCATTAAAATATGACAAGTATGGTAGATTGCTATACAATCCAATGTTTCATCAAAAGAGCGGAACACCTTGGACATATGAGGATGAACTTTATTTAAAAGCCTGGTACTACATTATAGGTCCTGAAGAAATGAGTTATGCACTAGAAAGGACTATGTCATCCATTATGGGTAAAGTAGCAAAATTAAATGAAGAAGGAATTATGAAAACACCTTCAAGCAAAGTTAGGAAAAACAGAATAAAAAAGAACCCTTTGGCGAGGGTCCAATGTAAATAATTCAAGTACATTATATCACACTAGTTGGAGGTTAATATATGAAAAAAGAAATAATAGCTTATATAACTGCTTTAACAGATGTATATAGCCACACTGTAAATATGCCAATGAAAGATGCATTAGATAACTTACTAGAGTTTGTAATAGATATACCAGAGTTTAAAGAGGATAAGGACCAATCAATAAAACTCTTTAATATTGTATTAGAAAATGAAGATTTAAAACAAAGCAATGCAGAGCTGCTAAACAGAATAACTGAATTAAATCAACTACATGAATGTAATGAGCACCTAGCTGCTATAAATCAAAAATTAAGAAATGATAATAATAAACTTTCTGATGATATTCAAAACTTACAAATAGCTTTAACTTTATCAAAAGGAATAATGGATCCAATATTTAAAGAAAAGTTAAGAAAAACATTTAAAGAAATTAAATAAATATTATAAGGAGGTACAGACATCGTGCAAAAGAGAATATGTCCTCATTGTTTTACAATATGGTTTTCTTCGGATACTTCAAGAGTTTGGGAGTGCGAAAGTTGTGGCCATGATATTCCAGTACCTAAAGAAAATAATTTAGGGAATAAATGCATGTCACTTAATGAAAAGAGTAGTACGGAATAGATAAAAAGGGTGAAGTAAATAATTAAAAAATGAGAGGGGTAAATTAATATGAGTTTAGAAAATAGTATAAAAGATTGTATATCACAGGAATTGGAAAAAGGAATAATTGAAAAGGTAATAGCAGCAAAGTTAGAAGAATGTATCGCATCATCAATTAAGGACATGTTTGGTTGGAATGGAGAAATTAAAAAAGTTATAGAAGATAAAATCAAAGGTGTTATGGTTCCTTACTTGGAAAAATATGATTACTCAGCTTATATTGTAAAGCTTGATAATGTTTTAGTAGATGTTCTTAAAAACACCTCAATAGATAATAAAAAATTATTAACTAATTTTAAAGAATTAATGGTAGTAAATGAAAAAACCAAATCAATAAAAGCATCTGATTTATTTGATAAATGGAAAGAACGTGTTGCCAAGGAAGTTGATACAAGTGAATTAGAGGTTTCTTATGATGATGGAGTTAGTTATGAAATGGTAGAAATATCATTAGAATTTGAAGAAGATAGCAGCAGAAGTTGGAGTAGTTTTGAACATGGAACTTTATATTTCGAGTGTGAAAAAGATGAAAAAATGAATCTTGAAATTAAGATTAATAGATGGACAAGTGATAGCAATAAAAAAGAGTGGAGCATATCAGGTAAATCAGTTCAAGATATAAATTCACTAAGACACTTAGACGACTTTGAATTATTCTTAATAAAATTAAATCAAGATGGTACCAAGATTGAACTTGATACAACTTGTGAGAATGATGAAGTTACACCAGATAAAGAACCAGAAGCTTCATTTAGCTAAGACTAAATATGAAAATAGTACGCAATAAATTAGGAGGTAAAAATGAATAATAATTTTATACCAGCAGATGAATTTTTAAAACAAAGTAAAGAAGTTCAAGAAAATTTAATTGAATGGTGGAATCCCCAAATAGGGAACTTAACAACTGGTAAAACTGAACACATTGTAGTCATTCAACAACCTAGGGATGTAGAAGCAGTAAAAATATATAAAGGTAAAATGGTGACACCACTACTACAAATGCACCAACTAGTTAATTTTATTGAAGATAAAACAAAATGTAAAGTGGAATTAGACTGCTATGGAGAAAAGGGATATGAAATGTTTTTATATTCTTTGATAGAAAACAATAAAACTCAATATCCTTTTAATGCTTTTAGGGGTTTAGGTTTTGATTTATTAAATGCTTTATGGCAAGTAGCAATTCAAATAGCAAAGTAGGATTGCTTCATACTTCAAGAATAACGGACATGGAGGTAATTAAATGGCACAAAAAAGAATGTTTTCTTTAAAGATTATAGACACAGATTTATTTTTAGATATGCCAGTTAGCTCACAGTTATTATATTTTCACTTATCTATGAGAGCTGATGACGATGGTTTTGTAAGTTCACCACAGAAAATAATAAAAATGGTTAATTGCTCAACAGATGACTTAAAAATATTAGGAGCTAAAAAATTCATAATACCATTTGAAAGTGGTGTATGTGTAATTAAACACTGGAAGATACACAATTATATACAAAATGATAGGTACCAGGAAACTTTATATGATAAAGAAAAATCATTTTTAGAAATTGATAATGGAACTTATGAAATCATGGATACGGAATGTGTACAAGATGGAAACAACTTGGATACGCAGATTAGATTAGATAAGAGTAGTATAGATAAGATTAATATAGATAAGGTTAAAAATAACAAAGGCTTTGATTTGATCATTGACAAGTATACTTTAAATTTAGATTTAAGGAATGCAATAATAAGCTTTATAAAAATGAGAAAAGCAATAAAAAAGACCCTTACAGATAATGCTCTTGAATTAATATTAAAAAAACTAAACAACTTAGCTACTTCAGATAATGAAAAAATAGAAATACTAAGTAATAGCATAATGGGTAGTTGGCAAAGTGTATTTCCACTAAAGGGGGATAAAAATGGAGGGAATAGAAAAAATAATGCATCAAGTAAAGAACAAAGCAGCACAGAAAGCGAAGGAGACAGACTCGCAAGAAGAGCAACAGAAAAATACGGAACCAACATGGAAGATCCTGAATGCGACTTCTGATTGCAGTTATAAAAAATGCGATGGAAGTGGACAAATACAAATGCTGAATGAAACAACAGGAGATTTCAAAGTTCAATACTGTAAATGCAGAGAAGAGAAAATTTATAATGATAGATTAAAATGTGCGAATATACCTGAAGAGTTTGGAACTTTGACAGTAAATTCATTTAATACTAATTTGTATAAAAAAGAAGAATCTAAAAACATAGCATCCAATGCAAAGACTATGATTGTAAATTATGTTAAGAGTTTTGGAAGATTTCAAGAGCTAGGAAAAGGAATATATTTTTATTCAGCTACTAAGGGTAGCGGTAAAACAAGACTTGCAGTAAGCCTGGGTAATGTACTCTTAAAAAATTTAAGGCAACAAGTAAAATTTATTACCAGTAGTGATCTCTTAAAAGAAATAAAAAACACTTATAACAAAGATTCTAAATATACCGAAAGTGAGTTAGTGGACTCTATTAACAAGGTAAATATATTAATAATAGATGATATAGGAGTTGAAAGACCTACAAACTGGGTGAATGAAATGCTATTTAGTATTCTAGATAACAGGATGAAATATAACAAAGTCACAATATTTACAAGCAATTGCAGCGTGGAAGAATTAGAGCATGATGAAAGATTGAAAAGCAGATTAACAAAAATGTGTATACCAGTTAAAATGCCTGAAGAAGATATAAGAAAGTTTTTAGCATACAAGGAAAATGAAAGTTTACAAGATATGCTATTGGGCAATTTAAATGGTTCAGAATAAAGTGATATGGACAAACGAAGAAATTGCCAAGGAAGTAAACAAGCTAATAAGCTACGCACAAGAAATGAGGGGATTAACTAAATACACTGGTGGAGAAGTACCAAGGTTTCAAATGCTAAGTTTATGGGCTTACAACACTTTAAAAGATAAAGAAAGAGAGTGAAAACATGGAATTTGCAGAGTTAACCAGCCATGAAAAAGCAGAATATACTTTCAATCAAATTAAAAAGAAAAAGGCAGCTACTAAAGCAGCAGTTATAAAAGGTCAAAAGGATGCAGATAACTTTACATCTGACAATTATCATAGGATTAAAGCTAGGCTCAGAGGGTTTAAAAAAGTAAGTATAAAGGATTAGGAGGTTTATAAAAATGCATATAAATAAATTATGTAAAGAGGCTCATGAAAATGCTAGTAAAAAGGGATTTTGGAATGATTGGTATGAGATTAAAGGTAGTAAAAAATATAAAGCAGTTCATATAGAAACACAAGAAGCTGATATGAATTTGACAAACAATGCAATAAGCACAAGGTTAATGCTCATAGTTGGAGAAGTAGCAGAAGCGCAAGAAGCACTTAGAAAAGATGACACTGAAAATTTTGCGGAAGAACTTGCAGATGTGGCAATAAGATTGTTCGATCTATGCGGTGGCTTAAAAATAGATTTAGAAATAGAAATAAAGAAAAAAATGGAGAAGAATAGTTCAAGACCATATAAACATGGGAAGGTATTTTAATATATGGGACAAGCAATGAAAATTAAAAATATAGAAATTGAAGTTTGTGAGGGTAATACGTTTTATAAAGTAGACATTTCAAAGGCTACACAATCTGAAAGGTTTGATTACTATAACAAGATCAACAAAGGGCAAATAATAAAGATGCTAGAACAGTTTAATTTTAATAAAAACTCAGGGGGCAATATATGAATAAAGTAGTCTTAGTAGGTAGATTAACAAAGGATCCAGAGCTAAAGTTTGCGCAAGGAACTGGAACAGCAGTAACAACATTTACAGTAGCGGTTAATAGAAGATTTAAGAGAGAAGGACAACCCGAAGCAGATTTTATAACAGTAGTTATATTTGGAAAGACAGCTGAAGCTACTGCTAACTACATGAGCAAAGGTAAGTTAATAAGTGTTTCTGGAAACATTCAAACTAGAAATTATGAAGCTAAGGATGGTACCAAAAAATATGTAACGGAAGTAATGGCAGACGAAGTTGATTTCCTTGAATGGGGGGATAAGACAGGTAATAAAAACCCTACCAATGGAGTTGATGGGCAAGGAAGAGATTCAAACGATTTTGGGAGTACTAGTGACATAACACCTATAGATGATGGAGATATTCCATTCTAAAAAAGGAGTTGGTAAATTTGAAAAAAGGCAAACCCATTATAGTTAAATGGAATGATGGTTCTGTAAAAGAGTATAGAAGCAAGGCAGATGCTTCAAGACAATTAGAAATCTCAACAACATTAATAAGTTCATTTATAGCTAAAGAAAGACCTAGGGAAATAATAAAAATTGAATATAAAGAGATACAAGTTAAGTCGTAATTGCTAAACAGGGCGAAGGAGTGATTGATAAATGAAGATGACAGAATATGAATTGAAAAGCATTGTGCTTTCTAGGGTTGATGATTTAAATTCATGTATCTTATGTGGCAAGACGGATGAATATCTGCATACAAGAGCACGATTAGCAGAGGCATTAACATTTGCAATGCAACTTAAATTATTAGAACCAATCCAAGCAACTGAAATAGGAGCTAAAGCAAATGCACATATATGTAAAGTTTACGGAGTATCGCATATAGGTGAAGTGCATTGGACTGATAAACCAATTATTTAGAACAACTGGACCTCAAAATAAATTTAAAAGGAGATAAAAACATGAGTAGAAATTTTAGTATTGAATCCTTGGCAGATGGTGCAATAGCAGAGCAAATCAATTCAGCGATAGAAAAGGTGTTAGAAAATATTTCAGATATGAACACACCTTATAAAACAAAAAGAAAATTAAATATAATTCTCGCTTTTGATGCTGATGAATCACGTGAAATGTCTGAGGTTGGAGTTACTATTAAAGCAACTTTAGCACCAGCTACACCAACTAAAACAAGGATATTAATAGACAGAGATAATAAAGGTAAGATAGTAGGAGCTGAATATAAAAAACAATTAAAAGGGCAAATGGAGCTGGAAATTCAATGTGATGAAAATGGAGAAATAATAAATAATTCAGCAGCAGCTACAGAAGATCTAAAAGGATTAAGATTAGTAACCAACCAATAATCACCCACTCTAAGAGGGGTTAAGATTTAGGAGGAAATATTTATGAACACAGATAACTTAAAGGATGCATTAAAGTATTTGGTAGAGGTAGGAGAAAATAAACTTCAAAGATTTATTGCCGGGAATGGTTTTGAATATACCAATACAGGAATTCAAAGAATAATAGATCCTACACCTGCAGCAATGAAAGCTTCAACATTAACATCTTTAGTAGATTATATAAAAGGTAACATAGATCAATTAGGAAAATTGATAATACAAGTAGAAAGTCCTTCCACAGTTTATTTATCCTCAGAACTAAAAGCAGACAAGCACAGAGAAGAATACATGGAATGCAATGCAATCGTACCTAGGATATCATTTGATAATTTTATTGAAACAGAAAAATTTAATGTTATGCTGCAATCAAATTTCGTTAAAAACAATGATGTTGAGCAGTTGCTAATTGTAACAGGTAGCATTAAAGATGAAGCTGTTAAACAAGTTGGAGATGATGGTATATCTCAATCAGTAACAGTTAAAACAGGAGTTGCAACAATGGGAGCTGTAGTTATACCAAACCCAGTTATGTTAGCACCATACAGAACATTCCCAGAGGTAGAGCAACCAGTAAGTAAATTTATATTCAGAATGAAATCGGGCCCAACTGCAGCAATTATAGAAGCTGATGGTGGAGCATGGAGAAATGAAGCAATGGAAGGCATAAAGTTATTTTTAAAATCAGAATTAGCTGATATTGCTAATTTAACAATAATTTCTTAAAAAAAATCAGTATGAGAAAGGATAAACAAGTCCTTTCTCATACAAATAAGAAAGGTGGCAATTTATATGAAAAACACACTAGGAGATTTAAACAATCATTTATTTGCACAACTAGAGAGATTAGGAGATGAAGATCTAAAAGGTGAAGCACTTCAGGAGGAAATGAATAGAGCTAAATCAATAACGTCTTTAGCAAGTCAAATAATTAGTAATGGGAATTTAGTTTTACAAGCAGAAAAATTCACAGTAGAAACTTTAGGCAAAAGCAAGGCAGAAGCACCTAAGATGTTGGAGGGGTAAATATGGCCCATAGGTACACAGATGCAGAGTTTAATTTTATTAAAAACAATTGCAAGGGAATAACAACATATGAACTTACAGAAATATTTAATAAACATTTCAACAGTGAATTAACACGCAGCCAAATTAAAAACTGTATGACTAGGCATAGGCTGACAAGCGATATAGACCGTAAAAAATTAAGCGTATTCCATCCCAAAAAATATACAGAAGAACAGGTTAATTTTATAAGAGATAACGTAAAAGGAAAAACAACTAAAAAAATAGCAGAAATATTTAATATAAAATTTGAGTTAGACATCAAAGAATCCCAGATAAAAAGTTTTTTAGGAAATAATGGCTTGAGTAATGGGGTAGATTGTAAGTTTAAAAATGGTAGCACTCCTTTTAATAAAGGAATGAAGGGAGTATGTCCTAAAGGAAGTGAAAAAGGGTGGTTTAAAAAAGGAACCATACCACCTAATCACAGAGAGGTAGGAAGTGAAAGAGTAACAGTAGATGGATATACAGAAGTTAAAGTAGCAGAGCCGAATAAGTGGAAATTAAAGCAACGGATAATATGGGAAGAACATAACGGTAATATCCCAAAAGGCTATTTAGTGTTATTTGGAGATAAAAACAAACTTAATTTTGCACCTGATAATTTAATTTTAGTATCAAGAGCTCAATTAGTGACATTGAATAAAAATAAGCTAATACAAAACAATGCAGAATTAACTAGGACTGGAGTTATTATAGCAGATCTATACTGCAAGATAAGTGGTAGAAAATGAAAATAAGTAAACACACTAAAAAGTGTATAGCACTAATAATTGCAGGCCTCATATTACAGTATATATCTTATAAAATGTGAGTGGATTGCTACAGGGATGAAAGGAGATAGAAATGAAAGCATTTAAATTCAGAGCATGGTGTAAAAAACATAAAGTTATGATTTATAACATTGAAAGTATCAGATGGAATTGCAAAAATAAAGTATTTGTAAATCAAGACCATAGATGTGCAGGAGAAGAAATTTTAATGCAATATACAGGCATTGATGATGATTACGGAACAGAAATATATGAGGGTGACATAGTTAAAAGAACATCAATGGCACCAGGAGGAATTGATATAAAGGGTGCTGTTGAGTTTGATGAAGGTTCATGGTGGATTGCCAACTTTGAAGATTCAGAACTTCTATTTACTGAAATTGATAGTTTAGAGGTTATAGGTAATAGATATGAATAAATTTCAAAAAGCTATTGACCAAATTATAAGAAGTGATGTAGATAGAATGTTTCTTAGCTATAAAAGTTTGAAAAAAATACTAAAAGGGGTAACTAAAGAATTTGATTTAAAACATATGATTGAGTGGAAAGATCACCGCAAAGATTTTTTTAAGTAGTTCAAAGTCTGAAAGGAGAACCTATGGATAAGTATTTAGTAACTTATGAGTACAAAACAGCAAATGGATGTTTAATTTCTTTAAGAACGGAAACAAAAGTTCTTACTTTACCTGAATTAGGAAAATTAACAAGGGAAAGCAATTATTACAACAATTACATTAAAATATTATTTTGCCAAAAATTATAATACAGATTCTGAGAATATGGCGTACTACGGGAGGTTAAAAAAATGACATTTAAAGAAGCATTTAAAGATGAAATTATTATAAAAGAGGAAAAAGGAAGTCTTAAATACAACGGGAAATGTAAAGATTGCAAACATAGTAAACATTATGCGTATCCTACGGAATCCAATATGTGTATGAACGAGGAATCCATATGGTTTGGAATGTACCATGTTGATTACAAGTTCGAAAGATTTGTAAATGGGTGCGAATGTATTGATAAAAATGTGACTGAATGATAATGCACAATTCAAAAGGAGAGATTACAATGGCATGTAATAAATGCAAAGGTATGACTAAACTAACAGGGTACAAGTTGGAAAAATGTGAAACTTGTGGGAATGAGCAACAAATGGAATTTAAAACTTCAAAAATGTGGGAAATTAGACAAGCATGGAAAAAACTTATGCATAAAAAAATATAATGACACACTTCAATAAAATGAATATAGTACGCATCAAAAATTAGGAGGAATAAAAATGTATAAATGTATTAAGGGATTTTCACTAGAACTATATGATGATGATGGATTTTCCATAGAGGGTGAGTATAGCAATGTAGAAGAAAACACAAAATGGAATGTTCCAGAAGATGTAGATTGTAGATTTATTGGTGGAGAAATAAGACTTGAAAATGATGAATTAGGTTGGATTGAAATATCGAAAGAAACGCTAGAAGAATATTTTGAAATTGTTAGATAGTACGGACTTCAAGAATATGGCGCAGGAAAATATAGGAGGGGAAACCCTCCAAGGAGGTAAATAAGTGAACAGAGCAGAGCGTAGGCGGAATGAAAGTAACTTGAAAAAGAATACACAGATAATTAATAAGCTTACACCAAAACAAGCAAAGCTAATGGAAAAAATAGCAGAAGAAAAAGCAAACACAATGAGTAATAAATATATAGATAAGTTTGGAGATTTAATAGATAGAAGTATGACCGCAGCACTATTGGATTTTGGGTTAGAACTTGAAGAAGCTGAATTAATACAAAAAAACATGAGTGAGTT